GTCTAGGATTCCATAGAACGCATCATCAAGTTTTGCAAACTCAGCGTCTGGTAATCCAGATAAATCAAATCCAATTTCTATTTTGTTAGCCAAGATTATGCCCTCTGAAAGACTTGACCAGAAGAACGTTCATAGCGAAGAATCTCTTCAACAACTGTGCGCCCTATGTTAGTTCCATCGGCACCCATACCCGCATTGACTGTTACATAGATAGGAGCAGCGTTGCCGCCTATACCTTGCCCAGCTCTAGAGATTACTCCGCTGACTTTATCAATAGTACCTTTGAAACTAGATTTGGTTGTTTCGCTCGAATTTGAGGCATCCTCGATGACTATCGGTGTTCCATCGCTAACTGTCTTGACTACCTTTGCGGCGGCAGTTTGAGCGTTTGAAACGGCTTCAGTAGCGGCAACAACAGCATCGGCGGCAGAAGCTTGTGCGGCGACAATCCCTATTTGTGCAAACTTAAAGGCTTCATCCATTACTTTCTTAAACTCTGTTGCAAAAGCGGTAGCGAGCATCGTAGCCGTAGATACAAGACTGTCCTTTTCGCCTTCTAGTAGTGAAATTGTGGCATCAAGATTAGCTTGAGCGGCATCAACAGTATTTTGGAAGGTGGTGTTGAAGGCGGTTGCGGTTTCTTCAGCGGTTAGTCTTACTGCCTCGTCTTGAGCGACAATTCCATCGATGAAGCCCTGTATAGATTGCTCTCCGCCATCAAACATAAACTTTTCAGCATCGGTAGCAAGAGTATCGGCAGACACTTCAAGCTGAGTAAAGAGGCTGTTTAGCTGAGTTACTGCCTCTGGTCCGCCCCTCAGAATGGCTTTAGCAGTAGCACTTCCAGCATCAAGCCCGCTATTTACAATCTGGCTGTAGGCCTCCTTATTCAAACCAAGCTGTTGCAAAGTGCCTAGTTGGTCTTTAAATTTGTTTGTTCTCTCTACTGTTTTTCCAAGACTTCTAATCATGGAGCGAGCAGACTTACCGATTTTCGTAATGTTTGCGATGCCCATAATTGCATCTTTAGTGGACTGCCTAAATGCACGAGAAGCGTCTAGCTTTGAAACCATCTCATTATAGGTTTTTGCAAGTGCATCACGCTGTTTAGCAAGAACAGTAAGAGTTGAGCGAGTTTGATTAGCTGTAGCTTTTAGTTGAGCCGCAACAGTTTTGCCAAATAGTCCGATGCTTAGTCCATCTTCAATTTTGTTATTTATTGCATCGAATGAGCTAATGACCTGAGCCTCAAAACGCCCCACATCAGCCGCTACACGCACTAATGGCTGAGTAGCTGCCAGAATGTCTGCCATGCCCTCCTGATAGGCTTTGGCGGCTTCTCTGATTACATACAGCCCTTCTAGTTGAACATTTATCTCGTCTACTCGCTTTGCGATAACAGAAAGCTGTTGCTCATACCGAGCAGTAAGCAGAGATAGCTCCTGAGCAGCTCCATCGTCAATCAATCCGTCTTTTAGCCCGCTAGAAATTTTTTCATAGAATCCTGTAAAGCTATCCTCAGTCTGCTTTTCAAACTCGCCTCTTGTGTCTAGAAGTGCGGCGAACGGGTTAGCGTTTTTGAATAAGTCTTTTAGACTCGCAGCAAACGCTTTTGAGTCAGCCACATAAGCAGCCATTTTGTCGTTTAGTTCGTCTAGAGCGTCTTGAGCATCGTCAGCCGTTTGCTGCAACTCTGCAATGCCTTCTGCAGTTGCACTATAAAGCTTTTTGATGCTCTGTATAGCCTTTTCGCTTCCGCCGATAATTTTTTTGTAAACAACTTCCCAGTCGCTTGCTCCGAGAATTTGGGTAATGAGCCCTTCTGAAAGCCCCATAGTTTGTAACTTTATTTTAGCGATTACTTTAGCAACGCTATCTTCTAGACCAGCTATAAACTCTTTGAATGGGTCGGCTTTGGCGGCGGCACTTCCAGCTGCGTTGCCCATTGATGTCCCAAAAGCTTCACCAACGGCTTCTCCCAAAACAATGGCGGCGGGTGGCGTAATGTCAGCCTTTTTGGTAATCGTTTCTAAGGAATCAATGTTGGTGTTATTAAAGCCCTTAGCAAATGATTCGCCAATCCCGCTCATGTCAATGCCAAGCGCCTTTGCAAGCCACCCAAATACAGGCTCAAGAATGTTTTCCCACACCCACTTGACCGCCTTGCCAATGCCGTCAAATACTGACTTAAACACCTTGAAGGCTTTGGGAAGGTTGGTTATTAGCCAGTCCACAAAATTGCTTATTACTGGCAGAACATAATCTGCAAACACCTGAGCCAGACCGCTGATAATTGGCAGAACTGAAAGTATTCCCTCAGCCAAGAACATAAAGACCGGAATCAAGTATCCGCTAATGTATTTGGCTAACACTTCAATTATCGGAACGAGGAAGTTTTCAATTATGTTTACTAAAGGTGGGAAAATCTTTTCGATTAGAGGAAGCAACGCCATTATCAAGTCAGCGCCGACCTTCGCCAGAATCCCAACAATGTTTACAAGGGGAGGAATAATTCTTTTTACCATGTCTCCGAATAACTCGGCTACTGGCTTTACTACGTCAAACAATGGCTTTAGCGCACTAATAAGTCCAAGTAGCGGGGTAATAAGGTCAAACACCAATTCAACAAGCGGCATAAAGATGTCTATGAGGCTTTCCATGACTGGCTCAATGGCTGCGCCAATCTCGACACCCATTTCCTTAGCTCTATCTTCTAAGGGTCCCATCGCAGTAATCACGTCAGAAAAGAAGCCTTGAAATTGGTCAAAGACGGGACCTGCGATGTTTGCGCCAACTCTTTGAAATGCGGCTTGCATGTTTGCCATCGAACCCTGAACAGTATCGCCCGACTTGAGAGCAGCTCCGCCAATTTTATCGTTGAGAGCTTTTTGCAACATGTCTGCGGAAATTTCACCTCTAGATGCCATTTCAAAAACTGCATCGCTAGTAACACCCATTTGGTCTGCCAGCATTTGATAGGCGGGGATTCCTCGACCAGCTAAAGAACTGAGAGTTTCGTTAGTTGCCTTGCCAGAAGTAATTGTCTGGTTTAGGACATAACCCATTTCCTCCATGCTTGCACCTGCGATGTAAGCGGTGTCTGCAACAGTTTTGAGGTATTTAGATAATTGGTCGCCCGGTGCTACACCAGCAGCTACGGCAGAGGCGGCGACAGTTGCGGCTTCACCCATGCCAAATGCTGTGCCTCTTACGGCAGACAAGGCGTTGTCCATAATTGAAGATACGGATTTAGTTGTATTCCCCAGCCCCAGTAGCTTTGCTTCAGCTTCTTCAATTTGAACTAGGCGACCAACACCTTTAGCTAAAACTCCACCAACTGCTGCTGCGGTTACTGCAAAAACGCCAAGCACACCCTTGCCTAAAGCGGCAAACGCTCGCCCTGACTTGCCTGAAGTTTTCTTAGACGCTGTTTCAATTTGCTCGACACTTTGCGTGGCTTTTTTCATCCCAGCATCAAAATTAGCTGTATTGGCAGATAGTTTTGCCATTACCTCGAATGTTGATGCCATGTTTACCCTCTTCTGGTGTTAGCTCTGCGCTGTTCGTCTGGTTCAACTATCGTCATGATGGCGAGCCATTCAGCCCATTCGCTTCCACTAAGAGGGAGAAAGGCGGGGGAACCGTATTCTAATTCTCTTACAGTTCGCCCCAGCCTTTCAGCGACTAGGAATCTAGCTCTTCGCTCGTTGTCGAGGAGGATTTTTTTCCCGCTACCTCGATTGCATCATCCGTTAGTCCAGATAGTCGGCTACCTACATCAACAATTTGCTGAACAGCGGCGGCTGACTTCTGCTTTAGGACAGGAATGTCCGATTCGGTAAACAGTTTCTCTCCAGATTCAGGGTCGTAAGCAGTTCCAATAAGAACGCCTACAGTAAATGCCTTGATGTCTGACTTCTTAGTCTCTGGGTTGTAGACCGAGGTTAGGAAGTCGTCTTTGGCTCCGAGGCTAAAGCCTCTTACCAATACATCTACGCCCCATGCTTCAATGTGAATAGTTTCACTTGGAGTGTCATTAGTAACTGCGAGAATCTTATCCCGAATGGACATTATTGCTCCTTATTAGCTGTATGTACCTATGGTAGTAGTCCCAGTCCTCTGGAACTCTACCGACAATGATACCACATCTCCTACTGGAACGCTGATGTCATAAGAGGTTACGATAACTTCTTGCGAATACTTTTTCTTTCCAGCTGCGTTGCCCTCTGGTCCAAAGACTAGAGATGCGGAGGCGTTGGTGCCAGCGATAAGTGCATCGATAGTTCCCTCAATAACAGTTGCCGATGTTGCATCGAACAATCCGCTTAGAGAGATGGTTGCATCGTTTAGACCAGTAATGTAGCTCTTAGCCGATGAACCGAATGTGGTTGTTTCTGCGGTTTCAATAGACTGGCTGAACGAGAACTCGTTTGAGATACTCGATAGTGCCGTCAATGAACCCGCTGAGCTGTCTAGCTCGAATGAGCCGTTTTTTCCATGAACAAATGCCATTAGTTTCTCCTAGATAATGATACTGAAAAGGTAATACTGCCGCTTCCAGCAGGAGTTACCTGATAGCGTAGGTAGCGGTTGATAGTTCCCGATGCCGTTGCGGTTTGACTTGTTGAACTTCCTAAAGCCACCGAAGTAAAGGTAACTAAGTCTGCCCATGTTGAGTTGTCAGCTGAGTGCTGAACCTTGATAACTGTCGCCCCATCCATGCTGTTTGCTGTAACATGAAGGTTGGTCGTAGCACCTGAAGCAGATGAAGCGGTGTTATCGACAGCAGTTCCGTTGCCAGTTGCAGTAGCGGTTACTGCCCCAGCCAAAATTACACCATTTCGCAAACCGCCTGTTACCTGAAATTCTCCAGATAGGGCAACTACGTCTGCTACTGGGACTGTAATGTCGTAGGAAGTCTGTAATGCTTGCGCTATTACGCATGAACTTCCGATGGTTAGCCCGCCATCTTGCGCCATTGTGATTGCTGTACTTGAGCCAGCGGCAATAATTGCCTCAAAGACCTCAGAAACAGCATCGGCAGAGCTGTCAAACATTCCACTAAAGGATATAGTTCCATCGCTTAGGCTTGTAATGTAAGTTTTAGCTGATGAGCCAAAGGCGGTAGTTTCAGCAGTCTCTATAGATTTACTGGAACTCATCTCGTTGAAATAAGAAGACAGTTCGTATGCCCCAACTAGGACACGACCATCTTTACCATGTCTAAAGCTCATCTGCTACCTCTTTCTCAAAGGTTGCAACCGCATCCTCGATAATCACAATTGGCATAGCATCTTTCGATACTGCATCGACACTCTTTTTCAAGGGCAGAGATGCTTTGGCTACACCTAACGACTCAATGACCCCGCTGTCTAGCAACCAAGGTATGGAGTCTTTTGGCAAGTCAGAAACTATCTGACCCGCCTCGGCTCTTTTGTTCGGAGGGTAATCAATACCCTGTAGAACTCTGTACTCATTCTTTGCCATATAATCCTCTTTTCTAAGGTAATGGGTGGCTGTTTCTGGCAGCTACTAACACGCCCATACTATTCGGCGTAGCCACATTCGAAGCAGTGTGTTTTGGTTCCGCCCATAGTTTCAATCTGGCGGATGTCTTCATGCGAACAAATGTTCGAATCGGGTGCTTCTTGGGTAACCTGAAGCTCTGTGTGACTCTCTGCTGACTTTTCATCTACTAGCTGAGATACAA